CCCCGCGATCTGTCGCGCCGTTGCCATCGCTTCACGCTCAGCCTTGTTCTTCATCCTGCGCTCTCGCTTCAGGCGGAGAGGATCATGATATTCCCTCCAGATATTCGGACCAATGGTATAGTACAGACCGCACCCAGATACCTTGTAGTGCAGCGCCAAACCCTTTGGGTCTTCCTCTGTTCCGCTGAGAGGAAAGTAGTGCATTTCTCCCGTACTTGCCTCTTTTACCCTACCTGTATCGAAAATTCGCTCAGGATAATGCTTTGGGTTGATCCACCGTCCGTCGTGCTCCCCGCCTTCCACCTGCGCCCATTCTCCGGCATCAATGAAATCTAGAATTTGATCCACTAGTTGCGAACGAACACCCTTATCTACGCGACGTTCTGCACGTTGCCGTTTAGCGAGCTCATTCCTTGTAATACCAGTACTATTCGTCATTGTATGGGATCGTCCTTCAAGGAATGCTACCCGGTTCCTAACTGCCGCCCATTCGGCTGTGCCTACGATCTCATGCGGTTCCCTGGATTCAAGATTAGTCTTGGGAAGCGCACGAAGACGGTTGCTGAGGCTGGCTTTGCGGTACGGCATTTTCTGTGTGTTTGTGTGTGTGTGTTTGGTTGCGTTAAAGCGAAGGAAGTCTTTGGAGAAGGTTGCATGTATTTACAAAGCTAACCCTACTTCAATTTTTTGATTCGTTAAAGTTGATCCTATATCAAATTTAACGGTATCTTTGTGTACGCCCTGCGAGACTTGAACTCGCGATCTTCGCCGTGTAAAGGCGACGTCCTAACCAACTAGACCAAGGGCGTATTTTATTTTCATAGTATATATTAAATGGATTACATTATCAGTGCAGCCGCGTTGCTTTCTCTTGATGCCTTGTATATCAATACAACAAAGAATTTTTGGGGAGCCTTAGTTAATAAGGTTCAAAAATCTAAAATGCAAACAAGACCATTCGCAATAATTGCCACATATGTTATTTTACTATTTGGACTTTACTCGCTTATCATATCTAAAAGACGTAGTCCTTATGAGGCAGCCATTTTAGGTTTAACTATATATGGTGTATTTGAGTTGACCAACTATTCTATTCTTAAAAACTGGTCTATTTTTGCCGTTATTATGGATACCTTGTGGGGTGCTTTGGTGATGTATCTTACCACTTTGATTACCTATTTCTTTGTAAAATAAAACAAAGTCCGAACTGGGATTCGAACCCAGAGTCTCCTGTTCCGTAGACAGGCGCCTTATCCATTGGGCCATACGGACAACTTGTATTAGCTTTGCTCATTCTACAATAAAGTCTTGGTAAACGGTGGCGTTGCCAGTAAACCTTCTCCAAATCCAAACATGATACGCGTAATTAGATAGATTATCACCCCTATTATAAAAGTACCTATCATTGTAATTGCAAACTTTTTACTCTCTGATAATCCTTTTGTTTCCTTCCGTATATCTAGATATCTTCTTAATTCTATTGACACTGTTGCTACTGCCGCTAATACTATAGCGTTTAAAAAAAATGCTTTTCTGATTGTTGTCGCGCGCATGTCAAAAATAGGTTTGAAAGGCATATATATATATATACTTTGAAAAAATCATGACGTCTCTAGCTCTCTTATTCGTTCCGATTGGTCTTTAACAATTTCTAATAACAGTCCTAATATTATTTTTAAGTTATATACATTGTATGATGCTGTAAACTGTTGATTATTATTGTTAATGAATTTTTCTATAATGCTTGATAACTTCTTAATTTCAGTGCTCTTTTTTTCCTCCTTGCTCCTTTTTTGTTCTGTTAAAGTATCTACTAACTCCGCGATTTCTAAACGGATTTGTCGGAGCCTTTCAATGTTACTCATTTACTAATATTTATTAAATTAGTATTTTTATACTCATTTAAATTAAAAAATATAGCTGAAAAGCTAATTATTTATAACTATAATTTAAATTTTTTTTTAGCAGCGACAGGTTTCGATCCTGTGACCTTCTGGTTATGAGCCAGACACGCTTCCCCTGCGCCACGCTGCTGGTTATTTGGTAGCTGCCGGATTTGAACCAGCGAAGCAATACGCAATCCGCCTTGAACGGACCCCCTTTGACCATACTCGGGAAAGCTACCATTGGTCAATAATTTTCTAAATTTCTGTTCGCTGCGGGATTTGAACCCGCGAGTACGAATACATCACGGCCTAAACGTGACCCCTTAGACCACTCGGGCAAACGAACTTTTGTTTTCCATATCGGGGAATTGAACCCCGGTCTTTCCGGTGAAAGCGGAATATCCTAACCACTAGACTAATATGGATCTAGACTACTTGACCAAAGTCCCCCACGCATCCATGTTCTCTCATATGTTCTGACATTAGATCCGCTAGAAGAAGAACAATATTATCACCATCGTTCCAATCGCGGAACTTAATCGGACTCACTTGGTCTATATTCATCCGAAGACCAAGGAACCACTTCCCTTGTTCATTTTTATACGCCATTGCCGAAAATGTCATTGGCCAACTTCCAGTACTTTCTTTCACCGTGAGCCGCTTGATGCCGTAGCCCCAACTTCCTTTCTCATGAAGTCCCTCCCGGAGCATTGGCGCCCATCCTTGGAGTTGGTTGATTCCAAGGTTGCCGGCTGAAGATGTCGTTTTCCACATTGTGCTGGTATTCATATTTGGTGTGATTTATTTTTAATATTATATTTTAATCTTTACTTCAATTTTATTAAAAGCCAAATGGTTGCCCGACGTGGGGCTCGAACCCACGGCCACTCGCTTAAAAGGCGAGCGCTCTACCAACTGAGCTAGTCGGGCAGAAACGTGTATTATAAGCCTCGTCAAGCTTCGCTCCGGACAGGGATTGAACCTGTGACCTTCCGATTAACAGTCGGACGCTCTGACCAACTGAGCTACCAGAGCATTTTATGGGATCCTCTCACAAATTTTGCTGTTATGATCCCTTCACATGCTACTATGGTCTAAAATCTTTAAGCTGGTGTTATTAATATATTAAAAACGCATACCATAAAAACGTCTTTTTGAATTTTGAAGTTGCCTTTCTCTCATATATTCAATCATTTTTTGTTGCCTTTCTCTCCACATTCTTTCTTCTCTCAACATCTTCTCCCTTCTCAAATTACATTCATTTATTATTTTTTGCATCTTTGATTTTGTGGCTGATAACTCTCTCTCTTTATCTATTAGTTCCTCACAGCACTGATTAATTCTTGTTTCTAATATTATTACATCCTCCTTCAATTGATTGATATACTCCTCCCACTCTCTTGCTGCCTCCACTGTCTGTTCTAATTCTAGCCTTTCCTCTTGTCCTATTATTGGACCAAATTGTTTTCTACAGTTCGGACAATCTGTTTTATGTTTCATCCAATTAAAAAAACAATCCGAACAGAATCTGTGATTACAACTTGTTAATACTGAATTTTCTAATTTAATTTTATTACGACATATGCTGCAATCCTCCATTATATTATAGATATATTTCTTTTTGTTGAATTATCATATTTTTAATAAGCTTATTAAGTAATGTGGGCTATTGCATATAAATTTAAGCAATTATTAAGTTGTAAACAGGTCTTGAAATCTTGTTGTCATTCTTCTAACGGTAATATCACATTTCTTCCACGAAAATTAACGTCACCAAACCTCCTCCCAAATCCTGTTTATGACACATATCAGAAAAAAATTGTAGAAAAAAAAACGGCTACGCCTATTAAAAAAATCTGTTCATGGAATATTCAAGAATTGTGGTGGCATTGTTATAGAGGTAATAAAATTAATAACCTCATTCAATATATTGTTCACTCAGATGCTTCCGTCTTTTGTCTCCAAGAAGCATTCGATATGGATATTCAACATTTAATAATTACTCATCCAAAAATAACTGAAAAATATCCCTATTATATTACCGGTAATCAATATAATAGTTATTTCTTAGGAGAAAATTCGGGACTTATCGTATTATCTGATCAACCTATCCTTTTTAGGCAGTTTACACCATTCTTACATACTACGGTGCCCGATTGTTTTGCATCTAAAGGTGCTTTATATTTTACAACTGGAGAGATTAATTTTATTACTACACATCTTCAGTCTGACAATATTCGGATTGCTCTTCAACAACTTGCCTTTATTATTTTTAATTCACCCTTCAAAGAAAAAACCGTTCTTATTGGCGATCTTAATATCCCTGACCCCTTTTCTCCCTTACAATTGGAGAGAAATAACAATAATCATACCCATATTTCCGGCGTCACTCTAGATCATATATTACCCTTATTCGCCGATCTCTCATTATCTATTGATGTTGATTATATTAATCTTAAGAATACTTCAGATCATTGGCCACTCATCGCTTCTCTTAACCAAATACCAAGTACCGAATAACACTTTTATATATTTGGTTACCCAATGGTTTGAATCTTATGTATATATCTGATTTCTCTAGTTCCGGCGATACACATTCAAACAGTCTATAATAAAATATCAAGAAACAAACAAGAAAATAATAAATGTAATCTATGCAGTTATACCGAATTAATTCAAAAAAACTCCAGTCATTTACAAAACTGCACATATTGGTCTTTTTACCATACATCAAAAAATTATATGTATCCAGCAATCCTTCTAATATTCTTCCATCCATATTTTCTTCTCCGGCAACGTTAAACATTGCTCCTATTCGGTCCGCCTGTGTTAGTTTCATATAGAAAACTCGGTGGTTTACATTTTCTCTTTGCAATTTGAAAATATATGGTAACCCCCCGTCTAAATATTCTCCTTCTTCTGTTTTATAGAATATTTCACCATTTATCAGGTAAGGAAGATGACATGATTTCAACACCGTTTCCCAAAGATCCTTCTTATCCACATATTCCTTTTTTAGAATACATTTTCTTGTTTTCACATCATAATAAGTTATGAATAATTTATTCTTTTGGAGAGATTTAAATTCATCGGATGTTAATTCTGAACAAATGGTCATTAGTAGGGTCTTCAAACTATCTAGTTTCACCGTTTCATTGAATTTATTGCGCCATTCCTTGTAATGGCTTATATAACTATCCAGCCTATCCGTTAGATATAGTAATCCTGTGAATGCGCCAACACTTGCCCCCGATATTCTATTAATTTTAATCTTCTGTTCCTTTTCTAGCCGTTTTAGTAGGATAAGTCCACCTATTTCAAATGCCCCATTCATGGCTCCGCCTTCTAATACTAAATCTAACTCATAATTCAACTTTTTATTCTTCAGATTTTCCAATAATCCTTTCATATTGACATCCATATGCTGCTATTACGAAATATTTTAAAAGATATCAAAATACGACCCTTTGGTGTCTTTTTTTTAGTGCTCTTTATTATTACAGGATAATAACATAATAAACGTATATCTTCCTACATTAATATATATGCCCACGCCGCGGATTTGTCAAATTTCCGACGAAGATTTTGGTGGTTTCGAAGTTGTCATTGACATTGATTATTTTTATTCTCTTGACGAAATTTCTACACATATTAAAAATACTTTGATTGTCGCTCTGCAACGGTTGCGTTTGGAAGCATTGACACATAAAGCTCAGGCAAAAAACTTTCATATTCATGATAAAAATTTTTGTCAATTACGGAATATGGATAATAATGCAATTTTATACGTCTGCGGACACTGCTGAGCTTTGATCTTTCTTAGCTATCATCGTCTTCTGGATCCCCTGTAGAACCTTCACAATATTATCATGTCGTTCCACCATATCCTGGGCGAGTTTTTTGACCGTCGCGCGGTGTGACCCCGATGCTCGTAGTGTGTAGTATTTGGGACCTTCGCTAGCACAACTGCCGCAGCCACTTCCACAACCGGCATCTGCACAAGACGCTGTTGTCGGCGGTAGCAGCTCCAACTTTACCTTTTTGTTATATTTACCCATCATCTTCTCCAGTTGCGTTGGCGCAACATAGCTGCGCACTATCCCCTCATGAAGAGGAAGCTCAAAATGATACTGCTGTTTCTTTTTCGTGTTGCGGCGAGACATGATGTATGTGGTTGAAGTATCTACTATTTTAATATGATAAGACACTTCAATTTTTTACTTTACCAGTTGACGGACGAGGGGGTGCTATTTTAGTCCACTCTAGTGCCAGTTCCAGGGAATATCCATATAGTCCCTCGTTCTCCAAATCTTCCTTTGTCATATTATTATAGACTGGCGTTTTATCTTTCCCCTCTATTGGGACGCATATACTGCAAATGCCATCGCGATTAATTGTCTGTGTGATCCAAAGGAATCCATTGTCTGTTTGGAGTCCAAATTTTCTTTGATTGTCCCGCGTAAAGATATACGGTTTGGCGGTTAGCAGATTGATCGCTGTAGTATTAGGGTTACTCATGGTCTTCTTAATCCTAAAAGAAGAATAAGTACTTGTTTCAATTTTATTTTATGGTAATATAATCCAAATATTATTAAATTGATTTAATAATATTTTTATGAGTGATAGTAAAAAATGATAAACGTCGTGGGAGCTGTACTAGTTAGCAATGGGTGCATCATTATGGGAAGAAGAGCAAATAATTTAAAAAACTTTCCAAATTTGTTTGAATTTCCTGGGGGGAAAATAGAACCGGGTGAAACCCCAGAACAAGCATTGCAGAGAGAATTAAAAGAAGAATTGGATATTGACGTTGATATACCTAATATTTTAACATTTGAAAATAATAATAGTAAACACACAATTGAGAAAAGTGGAAAGATTATTAATTTGACGTTGTTTATAATTAAAAAATGGTATGGGGAATTAAAACCTAAAGAGGCAATTCATAGCGAACTAGCTAATATAGAAATAAAAAATTTAGATAAATTTGAAGAAATGATACCCGGTGACGCTGTGTTCATTCCTGCTATAAAAAAAATTTTATAACATTTCACTCCTCCTTGAGGGTAATGAAGTCACCAACTTCTAATTTATTTTTTGCGCAGCACTCTAGGACAGTGTGTATCTGATTAATGTGAATAAATTGTCTTTCTAAATAATCTACTGTCTCTTTGTCAAACCGTAATTTGTGGTCATTTTCTAATAACCAATGCTCATAAGTCCTAATTTCATCAAC